AGAGATCGAAGCCGTACCTGCAACAGCAGCATCCAGAAGCTCCGTGATGCCTTGGTTGACTTGAGCACCCCACTGGCCCGCCAGTTCCCCCGTAGCGGGCAATATGAGTCTTAACGAGGTAGTGTATGAAGATGGCATTTCAAAGTTCCTTTGTCAGATAAACGTGTGCTCGACGTTGCTTAATTAGTAAAACCATTTTCTTACTAACGCCGTATTGCGCAGCAGTTTTTAGCAGCGATAAAGGGCTGTAGAAAATAGACCTCACTGTGTCTTCCGACAATTTTGCATTTGCGCCGCGCTTGCCCTGCCGCAAAATAGCAGCAAGGTCCACAGCTTCTGCACGATGCGCGTCCAGAGTCTCTCGGCTTTTTGCTTTCTGAGCTTCTGTTTTTGGTGCTTGCCGTGCGCCGCGAAAGGTCTTTACTGGAGGATACTTGTCGTTCAAGTGTTGCCAGTGATCGCCGCGTCTTGCATCACGAACCGTGTCTCGCGCACCATCGAAACCAAACATCTCTTCCAGCATGTCAAGGACAGCCGTGTTGGATTTGTCCCAGTGCTCAGGGCTTCGGATAAACGCCACCATTTCTTCTGTTAATTTAGATTTGTAGTTATCTTCGCCACGAGGGCGGGTTACATCACCGTACTGATACCCGTGATCCGTCAGGTTATACCCGCCGTCTTTTACATGCGCTTTCAACGCAACTATGTAACGAAGCTCCGCTTGCCGCATGTCCTCAGCAGAGGTGGCCTCGTAAAGAAGCTCAATCGTGAACTTATCTATCCCGTGCAGACGCATAGCCCTGTACAGCGGCTTGTCTACGTTTATGTTGGCCGCACAACGATGTTCCCGCCAACGCTTTTCCAATCCGTTCGTGGTCAAGCCAACGTACAGCCGATCATTGGCTGTGTTGCTGATCTTGTACACGAGGTATGAAGAAGGCATTTGAACCTCAGTTGTTTACCGGCCCCCAATTGGGGCTCTGCGTGTTTGCGGGCACTGTCCAGACGGGAACTTGGGTATCAGGCACTTGGGTCCACCCCGGCGTCTGCGTGTTTCCAATCGAAGCCCATGCAGGTATCTGTATGCCCGAGATGTCCTGCCAGTTCGGATTCTGCGTATCCGGCACCAGCCCCCAGACATTTACCGATCCTACCAGCCCAAGGGCTTGAACGCCAGTAGGAAGTATGGTAGCGCCACCCGTGACGGTGACCGTTCCAACGAACCCCTGCGCCTGCACCCCAGTGACCGGGACAACCAGCAGAAGCTCGACCGTGACCGTACCGATCTGCCCCTGCGCCTGCACCCCCGTGGGGTACACATTTGCCGTGCCAGTGACCGAAACTGTGCCTACTGCCCCTGTGGCCTCGACCCCCGTGACCGGGATGTCTGTGTTGCCCGTGACCGTGACGGTGCCAACAAAACCCGTGGCCTCAACGCCAGTGGTTGTAGCTACAACGTCTGTAAACGCAGTGACCGTGCCGACCTGTCCGGTGGCCTGTACGCCCGTGGGAAAGACGTTCGCTGTGCCGGTGACCGTGACTGTGCCGGTCTGACCTGTAGCCTCTACGCCTGTGACCAGAACCGTCTGGTCAAGCAGGACTGTGACCGTGCCAACTTGGCCGGTGGCTTCGACCCCAGTGACGCTTGTGTTGGCATCGCCTGAGACAGATACGGTGCCCGTTTCGCCCGTGGCCTGGACCCCGGTGACATCTACAACTGCCGTGCCAGTGACGGTAACAGTGCCGGTTTGTCCTGTTGCCTGAACGCCGGTTGGGAAGACGGTGACGCCTTCCTGTACTGAGACACTCCCGATCTGCCCCGTGGCTTCCACGCCAGTGAGCACCACCACGATGTTCTGCGTGGTCTCTACCGTGACCGTACCAACTTGGCCCGTGGCCTGGACACCTGTAACCGCTACCGGCGCATCTGCACTGACAGACTCTGGGTAGAAGACGTTTACATTGAAAGCGTAGAACTCAACGTACCCTGGCGTGACATAGCCCGGATCAACGTAATCTTCACAGATCAGGAACACCGTACCCGGCGTGACCGTGGCGGCGTAGAAGGTATTGGTATTTGTATAGAGGTCTGGCAGCAGCGTCACTGATGTCGTGACATCAGGCGCGTAAAACTCGTTTGTATTGTCGTAACGGGCAGGAGTCAGCGAATAGGTCGCAGCTACCGCAGGGGTGTAGAAGGTGTTGGTGTTTGTATAGAGGTCCGGCGTCAGAACAACCGTAGACCCAACAACTGTGGCGCTGTAGAACTCGTTTGTGTTGTCAAACCGAGCAGGGGCAAGAGAGTAGGTTGCGGCTGCGGTAGCAGCATAAAACGTGTTTGCGTTGTCGTATCTGGCCGGTGTAAGAGTTACCGTGCCTGCCGTGACCGTCGGCGTGTAGAACGTGTTGTCGTTCGTGTACAGCGCCGGAGTAAGGGTTACTGCCCCCGTAGATACTGTCGGGGTGTAAAAGGTGTTTGTGTTCGTGTACAGCGCCGGAGTAAGGGTTACCGTGCCAGCGGCAACAGTCGGCGTGTAGAAAGTATTGTCGTTTGTGTAGAGGGCGGGCGTCAGCGCATAGCTGGTAGCTACCGTAGGTGTATAAAAGGTATTTGTGTTGTCGTAGCGAGCAGGGGTGAGCGCGTAAGTCGCCGCTGCGGTGGGCGTGTAGAAAGTGTTGTCGTTTGTGTACAGCGCAGGGGTCAGCGTATTGGTTGCTGCAACCGTCTGCGTGTAAAAAGTATTTGTATTGGTGTAAAGGTCCGGCGTCAGCGTCTGAGCGCCGCCCGACTGAGTAACGTCAGGGCTGTAGAACGTCTGGTCGTTCGTGTACAGCGCAGGTGTAAGAGTCACCGCCCCGGCAGTAACCGTGGGGTTGTGGAATGTGTTGGTGTTGTCGTAACGATTAGGCGTCAGCGCCTGCGGGGAAGCCCCCTCGCGCAAACGCAGCAGAACAATCGGACCACGGACGTTAGTGACTGTGCCGCCAGCAGTGACGGTGACTGTGGGTGCAGTGGTGCTTGACCCCGCAGTGACCGCCGCCCATGCGCTGTAGCCGCCGATGTCGTTGCCGGTGCCGCTGTCAGGCTCATTTAGTTCTGTAGCCGCGCCGAACGTAGCACCCGTGGCGGTGACGGAAGGCGCAGAGAATTGACCCGGCGTGGTGACGTCGGTTGGGATACACATCGCCCAGATGGCGCGGTCGCCCGTAGCAAAGTTTGTTGCAGTTGTGCCGTTCGTGAGCGCGGTGGCAAACGCGACGTTGACTGTCGGTGCAGTGGTGCGTTGACCGTCAGCAGAACCAAACTCAGCCGCCCCAGAACCCTTGGGGATGCGGACCATGAAGGCCCAACTGATGTTGTTGGTGCCAAGCGTGACAGCGAGGTTACCTGTCTGGCCTGCGACTGGCGTGTCCCACGAATAGACGCGAAGATTCGTGTTGCCGGTGTCCGCACCCAGCGTAGCGCCGTAGCCACCCGCTGCCAGCAGTTCTTCGCGCAGCGTCCAACCCGTGGGGGTCGTGACTGTGCCACCGTTAGCTGTGCCGGGCTTTTGGCCGACAAACAGCAGAACGATGTCGGTGGCAAGGATGCCTGCCGGGTAAGCCGGAGAGACTGTGGTGCCGCCCGCTGTTGCGTTGTATGCGGCTGCTGCGGCTACTGGGGTTCCAAGCGCCATGCGCTACCCCTTATGTGTACGGCGGCGTAAAGCTCGGCGTACCAAACTTGTTGACCTGATAGTAGAAGTCGATGCCAACGAGGTAGGCACTTGCAGCAAAGGTGTCGGTGCCGCTGGCCCCGTCACGATACAGCCGAATCAGGAACCGCTGATTAGGTGCCGCCGCGCTGCCGGGGTACGGATCACTGACGGCTTGGATGTGCTTCCACGCAGAGGCGGTGCTGACTGCGCTGTCGATGTAAAACGTGCTGGTGTCGCCAAATGTGCCGTTCACCGCAGCAGTGGTGAACTCCAACCCCCACCGTACCGTGCCCGTGTTGGTGTTGGCCCCGGGGCTCCAGTGGATAGCGGCGTAGAGGTCTGTACCTGACGCCCAGTTGAACGGTACATCCCAGTTGACGTAGGTCTCTGATATCGAGCCGTCTACAAACTCATAGGCAATCGTGTTGCCCTTGAATGCCGCCAACTCCGCAGGATTACCCACGCCTTCACGAAGCGTGGGTTCCAAGCCGTCCATCATCCACGCAAGATCAGTCCTGCCAGCAAGGTCGGCAAAGTTGCCGTCGAGTTCAGAATAGCTTAGTGCTGAACCCTTGACATTGCGGTAGACGATAGGCATGGCTTACAGAGCGAAGATACCCGACGCGTTCCATGTAATCGAAATGTCGCCGCCGTTGGGCGTGACCGGCAAACCCGTCACCGAGGTGTCAATATACGCCACCAGAGGTGAAGTACCTGCTACGCCAGTGTCTACATAGATGACCAGGGCTTCAACAGAGTTACCAGTCACAGCCGTGAAAGTCACATCGCCACCGTCAAACACACCGTTGGTCACGCTCTTGGTCGCACCAATCGTCTGAGCCGTTCCAACCGTACCGGTCAGAGAGGTCAGAAACTGATGCGTTGCAGAATAGGTGTAAACACCTGTGTCAACCAAAGCAACTTTGACAGTGCCAGTCAACAGGTTGGTGTTCGTCGCAGCGCCAAGGATGGTTTCCTTGTACTTCGGGTAAATCGCATTTGCCATTTCTTACTCCTTAGGCGATACGAACAACCGCATCAGACGCCGTGTTAGCAGGGAACTGAACCGTGAACGTACCAGCGGTAGAGGTCTTGTCCGAACCGAAGTCCAGCACCGCAATGGCCTTGTTTGACTTGCTGCTGTTGTAGATCAGCGCACCACGGGCCGTAATGGTTGCCGTCGTCCACGAGGTATCAGTGAAATCCACAAACGCTGTGGTCCCAGACAAAGACACCGTGGCACCGGCAAGTGTGTTGCCACCCGCCGAGTAACCCGCCCCCACTACCTCGTCAGAGGTGGAGTAAGCGGTCGTTGCTGCGCCCAACGTAGCCAGAGACGTATACAGCGCAATCTTGATGACATCGGTGTCCAGATCATGTTCGCCAAGCAGAATCTGCTGCTTGAACGAACTGCACATTGCTTGAGAGATCGGCATATTGCCTCCTTAAATGACTTTATTACCTTTTGCGATATTGGCTTTTGCCGGGATTACCTGCAAATTCCAAGGTACGTGTAATCCAGAAACACTTCGCCCCCGTAAAGGAACTACATGATCAACATGCCATGTAAAGCCAAACATTTTTGTACGTTGTTTTGCAAGGGCGTACGCTTCTCTTATGAGCCACAACTCGTCTTTTGAGAGCCAAACCGGAGTTCTTTTTAGTTTATCCGATCTTCTCTTTGCTGTACTTGCGTTTTTAGCATCTGGGTGCTTTTGCCTGTGCCGATTTGCGTAAACACTGCGCTTTTCTGGGTTTTGTAAAAGCCAAGCCTGCGTTTTTGCATACAGCACATCTTTTGTTTTTTCGTAGTACGTTTTACCGCGCAGCTTTTTCTTTTCTACATTATCTTCGTTTTGAACTAGCTTTTGGTAATCTTTTTTCCTTTGAGAGGATGTGCGCTCTTTATTTTTGTTTCTATTTGCGTTTAACGTATTTTTGGCGCAATCTACACACGCGCCGGATACCCGCCGCAGGCCCTCTAACTCAGGG